AAAGAGTCACGAACAACGATCAAGCAACAAAACAACGTTCAAATTAACTCTCCATTCGGGGAAGGTAACTACGGTAAACTAATGGAGAAATTGCTTGGAAAGGAGAGCTCATGATCGTGATTGGTCGGCTCAACAACAACTCGACGATCTATGGAGAGAACATCGTTCACTGAGAGAGGACTTCTATCGTCACGAAGCAGTTGTTGAGGAAAGATGGAAAACAGTCTTTAACGAGCTAAGAGAATTTCAGACGCATACTCGCGACGTAATGAAGGAGTCGAAGATGCGTATTGAAGCTCTCTATAAACTCGTTTTGATTGTAAGCGGTTCAGCCATACTATTTTTAGTTGGTGAACTTGTGAGGAGAGGCATATGATATTTCAGAAGGGAAATATGTGGAAGATTTCTGGTTATCCCCAGAAATATGAAACGTTCGAAGAAGCAGAGCGTATTTTAGCAAAGATTGAGAGACGAGCTCTTCTAGACGCGGATATGAAAGCCGAACAGAGTGAGAGCTATGCGAAAGAGCGAGAAGAAAAGCTAAAGCAGCTTGCTGAAGACAGTACTCCCTATGAAATAATGATTGCTAGAAATATTTGTTTAATTTGTAATCTGGAGCCATGTGAATGTTTCACATATACCAAAAAAACGGAAGCTGGACAATAAGAGGTCAGGAGCGGCTATTCTTCATGACGCATGAAGAGGCAATACAGGCGTGTGTTCAGATTGGCGGAAGTATGGGAATAAATGAGTTCGAAGTGTTTGTAGAGGTTCCGGAGCAACATTTTCCGAGTCCTTATGAGCAAATACTTGGATTTCAGATTTGTACACGATGTAATATACACCCTTGTGAGTGTTAAATGGAAATAAGTCGAAAAGATATAATAGTAGATCGAGTGATAAAGGGCGACTTTTTGAAGGTACCTATTACGGGATATTTAGACTTATTGAAAATAGACCCGATTCCTTCGCAGATCGCCCTCATTAATGCAATCAATAATCCGAAGTATCGTTTTATTGTAGGGGCGTTATCGCGCCGTCAGGGTAAAACGTACATTGGAAACATTATTGCTCAGTGCGTTTCGCTTGTTCCAAACTCTCATGTACTGATTGTATCTCCGAATTATAATCTTAGCCAGATTAGTTTTGACTTGCAGAGAAATTTGATTAAACACTTTGATCTCGAAGTATCGAAAGATAACGCAAAAGATCGTGTAATTGAAATGGCGAACGGATCAACGATACGACTTGGCTCGGTGAATCAAATTGATTCAGTAGTAGGACGTTCATATGATTTTGTTCTATTTGACGAAGCTGCACTCGCTGATGGTGAAGCTGCTTTTAACGTGGCTATTCGGCCGACACTCGACAAACCGGGCAGTAAGGCTTTATTTATCTCCACTCCTCGGGGTCGGAATAATTGGTTTAGCAAGTTTTTCAATCGTGGCTTTACTGATGAGTTTAGCGAATGGGCTTCAATAAAGGCTACCTGGAAGGATAATCCGCGTGCTGCTGTAAGTGATATTGATGAAGCTCGTAAAAGTATGTCTTCAGCTGAATTTGCACAGGAATACGAAGCAGACTTTAACATCTTTCAGGGCCAAATATGGACTTTTGACTACGAAAAGTGTGTTGCAGACTTATCGAGTCTTGACACTCGAGGTATGGATATCATTGCTGGTATCGACGTTGGCTTTAAAGACCCAACTGCCTTTTGTGTTTTTGCCTTTGATGGCGAAAAATACTACTGTTTAGAGGAATATTATGCCGCAGAGCGTACAACAGAAGAACACGCTCGCCATATTTCAGAAATTATTCAGCGTAGAGACGTAGATTACTGCTTTATTGACTCGGCTGCTGCGCAAACGCGCTATGATTTTGCACAAAATTATGATATTACTACTGAAAATGCGAAGAAGTCGGTAATTGATGGTATTGGATACGTCGCATCTTTAGTTGAAAACGATAAATTAATTGTAGACCAGTCGTGTGGAGAGGTACTGAGAACTCTTGACCAGTATCGCTGGGATCCAAACCCAAATCTGATAAAAGAAAAGCCACTACACGATAGCTCTAGTCACATGGCAGACGCGATTCGTTATGCTCTTTATAGTTTTGAAGTGGCTGCTCCAACATTCTGAAGACCGAGAAAAAAATTTTTCTTGACTTTTACCTCATACCTTACTATAATACGTTATGAAAAGATATTTCATCAAGTGGATTCGAGATGCGGCGAAGTCCGCATACGATAAGAAAAGCTACTGCGAGATTTGCGGAGCAACAGAAGAATTAGATTTTCATCATTTTTACAGCGTAAGCGAACTGGTTCATGCCTGGGAACGCTTAAATGGCCAAGTTAAGAGTGATGAAGAAGCAATTGCAGAGAGAGATCGTTTTATCCAGCAACATAAATATGAACTATTTGAAGCGACAGTCACTCTCTGCAACCCCCATCATATGAAACTACATAGTATTTACGGTAAAAATCCTAAACTCTCCACAGCAAAAAAGCAAGAGAACTGGGTAAGAATTCAAAGAGAAAAATATGGGTTGGTTTGATAATCTGAGAGAAAAATTAAATCCTGCCCAGCGAGATATTGTTTCGATGGTTGAAGGGGCAGGACCTATTGCCTCTAGAGAACTTATACTAAATTATACCGCATACTACGAATATCTTGAAGTAGTGAACCGTGCGGTAAACATGATTGTAGATGATACTTCGGAAATTCCATTACGAATTGGCGAAGCCGTCAAAGGAATGAATCCAGTAGTAAAGAATGTTAGGAGAACACGAGTAGAACTTCTACTTAATAAAGAACCTAACCCATTTCAAGATATTTCAACTTTTAAAAGAAACCTCATCGTTGATTATATTTTAGATGGTAATATATTTGTTTATTTTGATGGAACTGCGCTGTATCATCTACCCGCCAACTACGTTCAAATCGAACCAGATGAAACTACTTACATTAAAGACTTTACATTTCAGCACAACGTAAAGTATACCCCCAATGAAATTATCCACGTCAAAGAAAACAGTTTCCAAAGTATTTATCGTGGAACTAGCAGACTCAGAGCCGCTCGGCGCACCATGGCGCAACTCACTAAAATGAGAGAGTTTCAGGATAACTTCTTTAAGAACGGCGCCGTTCCAGGCCTCGTTATCAAATCCCCTTCAGTCATTAGCGAAAAGAATAAAGAGCGCATGATTCAATCATGGGTTACTCGCTATCGTCCAGACGGTGGTGGTCGGCGACCAATGGTTCTTGATGGTGGTATGGAGATAGCAAATATTACAAATGTAAACTTTAAAGAGCTTGATTTTGAAGCGTCGATTGAATCCGCTGAAGTCGAGATTCTAAAAGTTTTAGGCGTCCCGCCAATTCTTCTGAATTCGGGGAATAATGCCAATATTAGACCAAATCACCGTCTCTATTATCTTGAGACTGTACTACCTATTCTTCACAAGATGTGTGCAGCTCTCGAAAGATATTTTGGCTATGAGATTGAGCCAGACATAACCGGAGTTCCCGCACTTCAGCCGGAGCTTAGTGACGCCGCATCTTACTACGCAACGCTAGTAAATACTGGAGTTATTACAGCAAACGAAGCTCGTTATCAATTAAATTATGACTTTAAAGATGGTCATGACGATCTTCGAATTCCACAAAATATCACAGGGTCTGCCTCAGACCCTTCTATAGGAGGGCGACCAGAGTCGCAGTCAGACGATGAAAGCAATATTTGAACCAATTTTTAATGCGTATGTCGCCGAAGGCAGAGAAATCCCTTTTCGTGAGCTAGTAACAAAGTATCCCACAGAGTTAAAAGCAATAAGAAATAGATATAAACTTATTAGCACTAAAAGAATTATACGATTAATAAGAAAAGCGTATGCCGATCGATGGCATGAAATCCAACCGAAGCCCTCCGTCGCTTCAGCATCAATTCTCGATAAAATGAGAATAGCCGCAACAAGGACTTAATATGAATAAAATTTTTCATATTGGCTCCACCTTTAAAGCATTCGAAGAAGAAGATGATATTTTTATTCGAGGTATGGCTAGTACGGCTGATACTGATAGAGTAGGAGATATTATCGAAGCGGCTGCTTGGACTAAAGGTGGTTTACAAAACTATCTAAACAATCCTGTAATTTTATTCAATCACGACTATAATCAGCCTATAGGACGAGCGGTAGAGCTTAGTACTGGAGATAATGGTCTGCAGTTAAAAGCAAAAATTGCCAAATCTGCTGGTCACGTGAGAGAATTAATTAAGGAGGGCGTTCTTGGAGCTTTTTCTGTCGGGTTCCGAGTCAAGGACGCCGAATACTTGAGGGAATCCGATGGATATAAGATCAAGGACGCAGAACTGTTAGAAGTGTCGGTAGTTACCGTTCCTGCTAATCAAGCTGCAACTTTTTCTTTAGCTAAATCTTTTAACTCAGAGAGTGAGTACGAAGAGTTCAAAAAAACGTTAAAAGATTCCTTCGGTAAGAACGAATCGGTTGACTTCGTAGAAGAAGTCAAAGCACAGGAGAAGACTATGAGTGATATTGATATCAATGCCATCGTAGCTGCAGCTGTAGAAAAAACAGCAACGGCTATGGCTATGAAGGATGCCGAGAGAAAGGCCGAAGAAGCGCGTAAGCAAAAAGCTCTTGAAGAAGAAGTTGCTCGCAAAGCTGCGGATGAAGCTCGCATTATAACTGCCGTTCAGAGTGGCACGGAAAGACTGATGCAGGATGTTGAAAAGCGACTTGCAGAAAAAGATGCTGATTATTCGCGCGTTGTAAACGAGCTGCAGTCAGAGCTGAAAGAAAAAGCTGACGAAATCCAAAAGATTCGTGACAGCAAGCGTGTATTTTCGAATCGCGCCGAAGAGAAGGCTCTCGATCTTGAAGCCGCAAAGGATGCTTATGTTCTTGGCGTAATTACTCGTAAGGGTCTTGACACCAAGATTGGCCGTCAATTTATTGAGAAAGCTGCAAATAATGACGCCGGTGTTATCGTTCCTACGGGTGCGGGCACAGCTGGTGATGCTTTCCAGCTGCAAGTTTCCACTTCAATTGAAGAAGACATTCAGCTTCAGTTAGTTCTCGACCCTCTGTTCCGTAAGATTACGATGAATGCCGCTTCTATGGTTGTTCCAACACTTCCAGATGCTGGCTATGCTGACTTCTTGTCGGGCGCTGGTTCAGGGTCTGTCAACCCGCCTAAAGGTAATCTTGAGGCTCGTGATGCTGCTTCGCCTGGTGCAAACACCGGTATTACAATGGGCATCAAGACTCTGCAGGCTCTCAAGCTTGTTTCAAAGTCTTACATTGCTAACGAAGTGGAAGAGGATGCAATTATTCCAGTTCTTCCATACATTCGTGATGCAATGGTTCGCGCCCACGCGCGCGCTATCGAGCACTCAATTCTGCTTGGCGGCCACTCGACCGGTATCGTAGCCAATGCTTATGATGGCCTTGTAGAAATGGCTCGCGACGACTCGAAGACATTTGACTTCGGCTCACCCAATCTTCAAGTCACCGCCGCTAAACTGCTTAACCTTCGTCAGGCAATGGGCAAGTATGGCCGTAATCCAAATGACCTCGTATTTATCGTATCTCTTGATGCCTATTACGATCTCCTGGATGACTCCGAGTATGATGATGTTAACCTTGTTGGCCAAGGCCTTGCTACCAAGGTAACTGGTCAGGTAGGTTCGATCTACGCAACTCCAGTTATTGTTTGCGATGAGTTCGCCTCAAAGACAGACGGTAATGCTTGTGCGGTTGCTGTAAACGTTCGTAACTTCGTTGTACCTGTACTTCGTGGTGTTACGGTTGAGCAGGACTATGACGTTGAAAACCAGCGTCGTGTTCTGGTTGCTACGCAGCGTCGTGGCTTTGACCGTATGTTCTCCACAGCTGGTCAAGTTGTGGTTGGCACCTGGTAAGGTACCAGTGAGAGAGGGCTTAACCGCCCTCTCTCATATTTACTATTAATACTATGGCAAACTTAATTACACTAGACGATTACAAATTACTGGAAGGTATTAATTCTACTTCGAGCGATGATAAGTTCGAGTATTTAATTACTGCCGTCAGTAGACTTGTTCGCACGTATACTGGGCAGGATTTTGATGCTTATGTAGCTTCTCCTGGCAAGACTGAAATTTTTGATGTTCAGTGGAGCACATATACAGTGCAGCTCGCAGAGACTCCAGTAATAAACGTAGTTGGGGTATACGAAAGAGCAACACAGTCGGAAGCGTATACAGAATTATTTGCAAATGGTACTAATAGTAAATATGAGTGGTATTTTGATAACTTAAGTGAGAGCATATTTCGTACAACTGAAAGCGGTTCTTATCAAGACTGGCCTCGAGGTGTGGGCTCCGTAAAAGTAATTTATACAGCTGGATATGCTACAATTCCATATGATCTCAAACTTGCAGTTGCAGACTTAATTACCTACTACCATAAAGACGAATATAAAGAGCGTCAGAGCATTGGATCTGCTAGCCGTGAAGGTGCGGGTGTTTCTGCTGTACGAAATGATCCTGGCTTTCCGGATCATATTCGTCGAGTTTTAGATCTTTATCGTGTATGAGTAAAGCTATTTTAGAGTCTCTAGTTGCCCAGTTTATGCAAACTAGAATGCAAAAAAAGGATAAGGGGTTATTTTACGCTTTTGCCAGATTCGCCAGAGAACAGATTGATACTAGTGGTGACCATTTTTTTACTGTTAATACTAGAACCATAAAAAAAATAATAATAGCTGGAATAGCTAGAGAAGATGTTAGCCTTACCGAAGGGGAGTTTAATGCTAGGTATAGGGAAGTACTATCTAAGTATTTAAACAAGGACTCTACTATCTTCTCAAAAACTTTTAGTAATTTTAAAAAAGGATTACCCCTACCAAATACGTCTTGGGCACCGAAGGGCCAAGGGGTGGAGATAAAGACTAGTGGCAGGTCAGCAGGTAATGCTG